TGGCCGCCCACCTCCCACAAGGAATTTCTGTGCCCGGTGCTGCAAATAGAAATCCATTTAATCTGACAGATAGGGCCTTCGCCGATGCAGGCGGACAAGGCCTTGGGTTATTTCCTTTTGAGGCCGGCCGCGCCGAAATTGGCCATAGTTTTTCAAGCAGCCCAGAAGGGTCGGCTCTGGGTGCGAACCCTATTCATCGCCACATCACCTGTAATTGGATTCCTGGGCCTCCTGATTTTCATTTGGATTGGAACCATATGCCCTGGCGCCATATTCCAGGACAGTCATATGGCCATAGGCTTTTGAGCCCAGAGGGCCCTGTTGATATTTTTAATATGGGTCCTAGAGAAATCCTCGGTGGCGGTGGAATGTTAGGATCAAAAACTGAACTCCATTTAAGAATGGAAGGAAAGCATCCTTATTGCAAGGCCGCTAATCAATTTCAACCCCATAGACATGATTCTTCGGGCTATCCAGACGGGATTTTCACTCAGGCAGGAGGGGGGCCGGGCGAGCGCGGCATTAATTATGGAGAAGGCCTTGTAGTCCATGCCGACGAGAAATCTACATATCCACTATATGCCATGCCTTGGCGCGCACAATCAAGGTCTTTTTTTAAGGGGTCTGAAACCGCAGGCGGCTTGACCGCGGTTAACTCTACTTATTTTCATGAGGAGCTAGATACCTGGGCATGGTTTCCCTGGATGGTTGAATTTAAAGACGGGGCTTGTATGAAATGGAATTCTAGTTATTTAAATCCTAATTATATGTTTCCTGCTTCCTATAATTTTATTAACAAGGCATATCCTACATGGTTTGAATTTGAAGAAAATCCAGTAAATTGGGATGCTAACCACACGTTTACGAATGCATTAACATTAGAATGGCATAGGGTTAAATGGGGATTAGCTGGATTAGATGGGCCCGCGTATACAGGTGAGAACTCTGTATATCCTTATAGAGATTTTACTGTTGCCCAATGGGTTGCCATAGAAGAAGAAAATGGAGTTTCGTTGGCAGATGGAGGTATTCCTCCGGGCGAAACCTCTTACGGCAGATGGGCAGACGGTAGCTTGGCAGATATTTCAGACACAGATCGTCGTGGTTGGCCTTTTATCATTCCTATGAACGTTGATGGTTCTGGTCGAGTATTTACTTTTAGCTTTCCGGCTTTTCATTTTTTGTTTAACCACGACCAGTTTTATCCAGCCGGGAACTTTTCGTGGCTGGACACGAGCTCCACGCCTTGGGAGGCGCCCGGGTATCCCGTGAATAGTCTTCCGGGGGGACCCCCTTATACTCATCCTGTTTCAATGGGCCTCCCACCTCCTCCCCATGGCCCCTATGCCCCTGGTACAGGCCTTAGTGATTTTTGGTCAGACTTTTCGGCCGACGATATTGTGTGGATGTCGTTAAAAGAGTTTTATGGACAAATGGAAAGAGATGTTTTATCCACCACATCGTCTTCAGAAGGAATTTATCACCCATATGGAATTGTTCCTATAGACGGAACAACAGACTCAAATCCACTTGCAGTAAATAGTGGGGACCCGGATACTGGCATTTCTACATATTTTTGTAATTATTCTGTTTCTAATAATCAAACTAGTTATATAGGAGGATCTCCGTACAAAAATCTTGATTTAACAGAAACTAATACTAATCAAGGCACCAGAACCTATCTAGAAGAAAATGTTCCTTCTGATTTTATGCACAACACCCCTACATATAAGTACTATGTATTGAGGGTTCCTGTTAATTATGGGAGTTAATAATAACTAATGTCTCCACCAACAGATAGAGTTATACTTGGAAATCATTCAGAAGGATCGTTTGATTCTGGTCTATTTGTGTCTAAGCCTGCACAAAATGTTCATGAGGCCGGAACAGCCAATTTATTGTTCGATAGTTCTCCTTCTGGTTATGGTGTTTTACAGATAATTGGCTCTGGAAGGGCTATTGTTGCAAATGCCTTTGAACGAGGAACAGGAGGAGAAGGTTCTATAAGAATTGTTACGGGGCTAAAAAATCCCCATGAAGGAGATGCGCCTCTGGTCATTTCTTGGAATAAACTTTTGACAGACGCAAACACTCATCCTACTTTTGGGGGAATTTTGCATGGCGGAACAGAGACAGGACCAGTCGAAAAAATATCAAATTTTTCTTCTCTTGAGACACAGTTTACTGATGGGACTGATGAATATCCATGGCAGCCCGGAGAAATACAAGGATCAATAAATGAAGTAGGTCTAATATGTTATTCACATTTTACGCAGCCATATGGGTTCTATGATGATTTTAATTGGACGCGCCATGGAGCAAATGGATATGCCTTGCCATGGCCATGGAATATCCATCATACCCATTATGGATGGGAAAATGGTTGGCTCTGGCCAGGCAGGCCAGAGCGCCTTCAGGCAACGCGAAAAGGAACATTATTAGTTTATTCTGGCGGCACTTCGTCGGCAGAACGCGACTCATTTTACAGATCATTAAACGCTTATTCTTTCGGGCGCGATCAGTCTCCGCCGCCCGGCCTTCCTTCATTTACCTATGGAGAGTATGGCCATTCATACGGACATGATGGTACAGGAGATAATGGTGTTGACCAAAGTTTTGTTGGAAATAATTATCCAATATTAGAAGTCAAGATAAGAAGACCAAAAAAAAGCGATGGGTCTAATTGGACAACAACAGATTTGCCTGGAGATTCTAGTGATATGAGAATGTATTTTAGAAGTAGCAATGGGACGGTAGGGCCTATAGAAACACATGCTCCGCCCCCGGATCCGGGGGATCCCCTCCGGTTGCAGCCCAGGTCTTATCCATGGTCTCCCCAAGCTGCATTTGTTTCTGCTGGTAGTTGGGACACCATAATGGGAACAAATGGAGATTGGGTCACATTTCAATGGGACTTTGAAAATAAACAAACAATTCGTGAAATAAATGGAGTAAAGACGATAACTACTGGCGGCCATATAGTTAATGGGGCAGATCGTTGGGTGTCTAATACTTATGTAGATGGCCTTAGGTTTGATTTTTCGGCCGCCATCAATAATTTAACAGATCCGGATGGTAATCCTGAATACGATTTAGAAATTGAACACATTAAGGCGGTGTCTCGTTCGGGCGAAGAAAAAACATTAGACTTAGTTTTTAAAAATGGTTCGTTGGTTAGACCTCAGTCTGTTTTTTGGTCTGTTTTTAGGGAAAAGGGAATTTAAATAATGGATCGGGTTGTTATAGGGCAAAATGCAAATACAGAAGTTGGGAGCGGTTTGTTTGTTTCGACTCCTGGCGTGAATGTATCGGATCCTGTTGTGGCCGTGTCTGGAAATTTGTCTTTCGATTCCTCTAATTATATGCAAGGAACAGTTCATGTAATTCAACAAGGATCGTTTAGTTTAACTTGTAAGAGAGAAGAAATTCCTGCATATACTCCATGTGGAAAAAATTTTATTGAAACTGCTGGAGTAGAAATTGACATTGACTTAAAAAATCAAGACGGATCAATTCCAGAAATTGCAATTTGGTATGCAGTAGGAGATTCGTCTGGAAATTACCATCCCTGGTACTCCTCAGTAACTTATGACGAATCTCTTTCTGGAAATGGATATTGCGAAACTGACATAACTGCTCATGACTCCAGAACACTTGTTCATATGGATAGCGCACATTTTAGAGGGAAATGGAAAAAACAGGGAAAAGATTCAATTGGTCTTTATGCTATTGCAAGTATGCCATTTTCTAACGGAGATCCTAAGTTTTCGTTATCGGGTAATGTAGCAACAGACCCGGGCGGCGGCAGAACTGACATCGCTGGCATTATTGATTTTACTACTCAGGCTATTTTTGACGCCCCCTTGACAGAGGCCCAAATTGGACATAAATTTTATGAAGGAAATTATGATAGATATATAGGGCCTGATAATAGCTATGCTCCTGGAGGAGCAAATGCCCCAGATAAGAATCCAAATGATATTTTTTCTCAAAACATAGGACTTACTGGCGTTCTTTATTTCGTTGATGATAAAAAATTAATTGTAAATGCCTTTATGTCTTCTTCTCATATTCCGGCGGACCATGTATCTGAAGAAGCCTGGGCCATTACATCAATGCAACGAGCTAGTGGATTTAAAGGAAGCCATAACCATAATCTTATTCCCATTGGGCAGGACGGCCAGCAAGGAACCAAATTTGTCGACCCCCTACATTTGTTTGTTCCGGGAAAAGGAAAGGACACATTTTTTAACGAATATTCTGATAATAGGTTGCATTATAATTGGTCGCACCCTCCAAATTATAATTGGAATTTGTTGTATAAGTATTATGGAACTTATCGTTCAGACGCTTCTTATATGTCCACGGCAGGCAATGTAGACGGGCCTTATGGTTCGGTTTACTTCGATCCCACCAATGGGCATCCTGTTATGGAATACGGGCCCTCTTTTATGATGAATAAGCACCTATCTAATGAATTTATAGATTGGGCAAATAATCCATCTACCTCTGGGCTGTTGAGGTTCAATCCTTTAGATCCCACTTCTGCTCCTTTACGCCCACTCTCCACAACTCCTACATCACATAATATTACAGGAATCTATAAAAATGTTGAGCCTCCCTTGGCGAAGATTGATGATAATTTGGGGGCGATGGTTCTTTATGGCAGCAATGGATGGGGAGTTCAGGGAGGATCAAAGGCATTAGAAGCCGCTAGGAGATTTGCGCCGGGAGGAGCCCACGGATTTGGGCCTTCTTTAGGAGGAGCAGGATCTTCTGAGGCGTTATTAGGAGATGATGGTTGGGATACATATTATTGCAAGTATTTAATATACAGAACTGGGCTTGGGCCGTCTCCTTATGCGGTTTCTGACGATCCGACTCTTCATTCTTCTTCTGCTAATATTCCGGCCGGCGGAGCCATGAAGAGTGGGACTAGTATGGAGTTTTGGGACCCTGGATATAATGCAAAGGGCCTTGCTCCTTCTATTATTAATAATTTTGTGTTTCCTGATGATCTTGTAGGAACAGTAAATGATCCTGCCACAGATCCTTTTTTTGGTAAAAGAGATGCCGCAGGAAGAATATATGGGAACATACATTTTAATTTAGAGCTTCCAGAAGGCTCTAATTATGGTTCTGATAAATTTTCAATAATAAATGATAAGCCCCTTCCTGTTATTACTTTAGATTTTAGTGAGGACAAATGGAATTTTGAAAATAATACAAATATATCTCTTGCAATAAAAAATTCTGCTAGACTTGTTGGTGGGGGAGGATCTGGAGGATTTGGAGGAAGAAGAACTATTACTGTTTCTAAAGCAGGAGATGTGTCCGACGCCGGGCCCGGGGGAGGCGGAGGAGGCGGAGGAGGAGGAACAGGAAGAAATTTTTATGAGGCAACTCCTTCTACTTATTATGGCTATGAAATGGTTGGATCAAAAGGAAAAGGTTGGGGACAAGATTATTTGGAGATAAATCCTGATGTGTTAGGAAAAGATGGAACGACTGGATCTGGATTTAATTTGGCCGGAGTTGGAGGTGACGCGGCCCTTCAATTAGTGTCAGCAAATATACTTGATCTATCATATTTTGGAAATGGAACTGACGGGGGAGATATTTTTGAGGTTATACATCCTCCTCATATTCAACCTTTAATTAGTATTACTAATTCAAACACAGGGGTTATTATAAGTGGAGGCGGTGGAGGCGCCGGGGGGTATGAAATAGATGGAGGAGATGGAGGAGATTATGGAGCGCACGGCCAAGGAACATCGGGACCTATTGCATACACAGGAGGAAATCCTGGTTATATATTAAGAGGGTCCACAGATGCATATACAAAAAGCGTTTTAATCACAAACATAAATAATGGAATTATTATGGGAAGAAATCCACAAATTCCATCCCATGACACTTCAAACACCTCTGGAGGTATTGCAGGAGGCTGGATGCTTACGGGCAATAATACTTCAGACTCTTCTCTTCCTTCTACTGCATTTTATCGATAAGGAATTAATTATGACAGCAATAACAGCCAATATTCATTTGATTGATAGTGAACAAAAATTTTGTGTTGTTACGATTAAAGACAACGATGAGATTATTTTAGATAAAAAAAATATTGGTCTTGAACTAAGCCCAGATGGGAGTGCCAATACGGTATGGGTTCAAGATAAAATATCCAAAAAGGTTTCTGAACACAGAAAAAATAAAATTAGAAAGCTCAATTCAGAAATCTTAGTTTCTATTAAAGGAAAATAAATACAACTATGAGAGTATCAACAATGATTGCCACTAAGAACCATTTTTTATTTATCGTTAAAAACACCGAGATAAAAGATGAATTATATGCGGCCGAAGGGTATCCGGTTGGAAATCCTATTGGGTTTTTTGCCCAAGGCTCCGCCGCCACCTTTAAAAAGGGATCATTAGAGGAGAGTTGGGAGAAATATTCAGGTAGTCATGTTGCCCCAATTCTTCATACTCGGTCGATACATTCTCTTTTTGGCGCAGTAGCCGAAACTGATGATGTTGTGTATGTTTCAATAATTCCAAGAGAGGATGCATTGCACGGATCCCCAAAGAAAATAAATAATGCGAACGCAGACGAGGAGTTAATGATTCAAAATTCTGATGAAACTTTTCAGGTAGGAAAACAATGTAATGTTGAAATGTATAGGGATTTAGATACCTTTAATATAATCAATTTAAATCCAATTTTATTAGGCGTTGATATTAATTTTAATGATAATTAGGAGATGTAATGGCAAGAATACCTACGGCATATGTTTATGATGAATCGACAGGAAAAATAGCATACACCATCGATAATATTTCCGAATCACAAATCCAATCTTTAAGGTCAAGAAATATTCCTGTTTTTTGTGACAATAATCCTCATAAATTAGTTGGAACCTATGTAACTAAAAATGAAGTTACTGGTATTCCTAATGGGATTGATGATATACGAAATATGGACTTTATTAATATTGATAAGACCATTGTCGTAGCAAATGGAACAGATGTTGCAACTGTTTCTAATCTTGCTCCGGGCACCACAGTATCTATTGAGGCTGGCCCAACTTTTGTTTCAAACAGCACTAGCAATTCTATTGAGTTTAGTGCAGACACATATTCAATTATTACATCAGAAAATAGAACAAAGGCTATTTTATCAAAATATGGATATAATGATGTTAGTGTTGAGGTGATTTTTACTCCAGAGGAGATGTATTAAAATGAAGTTTCAAAAAAAGAACTCAGATACTAAGTTTACGAAAGAAATAGCAGACAAACTGCGGGCGGCCGAAGAATACAGAAAAAAGATGGAAGAAGATGCTGTTAAAAGGATCAAAGAAGAACAGGAAAAACAACGACCATTGAATAACAGAATAAAGGCATATCCTCCTTTACAAGAACAATTAGATATGCTTTGGCACGACATTGATTCTGGAGCAATTAAAATTAATAAGAAAACAACAGAAACCAGTTGGTATCAAACAATTAAGGATATCAAAAGAAACAATCCGTTGCCCAAAAAGGATGGAACTTAATCTCATATAAATACAGTAGATACTTTTTGGAGACTTTAGAACAATGCCTAGGAACTTTAATGATCCGTTCACTACCTATCAATCAGATTTAGATAGCCCAGCCCAATATGCAATCGAAATTACCCCCAGCGATGGCGCGACCTTGGGCACCTCTATTCGGGCTCTATATATTGGTGGGTCAGGAAATGTCTATTGTCGCCCTGTAGGAGTCTCAAACACAGATGCTCCGGCCGCCAATATTTTATTCCAAGGAGTCGTAGCTGGAACAACTTTACCTGTGAGAATGGAGGCTGTTTGGTCTAGCAATGTACTCAATACTACACAAAATACAACAGCAACAGGCCTCGTTGGTTTGTATTAATAATAAGAAGCGCATATCATGAAAACGGGTATCAACATAGGGATGCCATCGACCCTTGGTGCTTCGGATGCCGCAATTCAAGCCTCTCTTGTTAGCCCAGAAGTCCCCTCAGACGTTACAATAGTAATTGATGCAAATGACTCTCGGGCTGCGAGCCGACTTAATAGTGATGGAACTTATTATACAATTACGTTCCCCGACGATTATCTCGGTGGAGAGGATTTATTTGCATCTGCTCGCAATGGTTCTGGAACAAAAATTGGTACTGGGGTTGATGCGTCTGCAAATCTTAATATAATTTACAATATTCCACTTGGAATGAATATAGGCGCGAATGTTGCCGAAAATATTATATCCGACCAAAGCTCTTCTTTTTGGGGAATGAGTTGGAGTAGATCCCATAAGGTTTCTGACCCCTGTATATATTTAAAATTAGACACAAATAATTGGTCAGAAGATATTCTTGAAAACAGTAGATTAAATATTACTGTAAATAATTATGGATGGGTCATTGGTGCAGGTGGTTCGGGTGGGTATGGCGGGGCTATTGTGGACGGAAAATCCCCGAATTTAACCTATAAAGCTGGCGATGGTGGTGGTGGCGGCCAAGGGGGGCATCCCAGTTGGGGAACGAGTATACCTGATTATTCTCTTGACAGAAATGATACCGCTCCATTTGAGGCTGGCCAGGGAGGACTGGGTTATAATGCAGACGGGCAGCACAACGGCGGTGGGGGAGCAAATGGGGCGCAAGGTACCGCATATACAGGAGGCCTCCACGGCACCAGTAGCCATCCAGATTCTGAGTCTGGTCTTCAACAACACGCCGGGCATGGTCATGTCGGAGGAACTGTTATATACATAGATTCAGATACAACTGTATCTGGTTCTCGATTTGTTCTTGATGTGTACAATGCAGGATGGATGTCCGGTGGAGCAGGAGGTGGTGGCGGCGGATATAGTCTTATAGGAGGGCGAGGAGGAAGTTTTGGTGTCATGGGAAAAATGACAGAAGTATCTTCAACCGATACGGGAATTGGATCTGGAACTGGAGGAAGAGGAGCATTTGGAGGGTATCCAGGATGGTCTGGAAGTGTGATTTGGAGAAATCTTTATACAAATCTATCAGTCTCTAACACAATAACAAATGTTTCAGGAAATACAATATATGGATGGGATGGGTCATGGTAGTAGAGGCAAAAATAATAAGCCAAGACAATGACAGCAATGTATGTGTTGTAGAAATAAAGGACAATGGAGAGATTGTGTCATATGGAAACATTGGGCTTCAGACAAATCCAGATGGAACTGCCAATACAATCTGGCTTACAAATACTGTAAAGGAAATCGTTCTTAGTCGTAGGCGAGAAACTGCCGAACAATCATCAATAAATAAATTAACCAGCACAATTAACAGCAGTAATAGTGAGGAATAGAAAATGGCAAACATAAAAACAACATTCGACCCAAAGAGTCTGGTCATTGCAAATATCATGAACGCAGGAGAAACGATTGACTATGCATGGTCGATTGACGAGATGTATCAGATTGTGGTCACAAAAGGAACTGTGGTTGTTGATGGAAATTCCTATGATGCAATATCAATCAATGACATTCCAGCAGGAACAAATCTTTCTGTGACTGCAACAACCGATGCATCTTTTTTGACTCTCTTGAGGTCAGATAATGAATCCGTGGTAGATCAGATAATGCCGGGGGACGGAAATGCCGCATCATACTTTGAGTTCATGCGAGACTTTAGACCGGACTGGTATGCAGACGGACATTCTGATGTTCCCCCTGGAACCATATCTACAGGGTCAGGGGATGTCACTCTGACTTCTCAGGATGTCAAGACAATGGTTCTGGCAGGATGGGAATAGAAGAATGAGAAATGTAACTTTAATATCATCCAAAGACCATTTGATATATGTGATATTGGCAGAAAAAACTGGCGACGAGATTACTGTTACGGATATTACTATGGCCAATGGGGCGTCGGATGGAGGAACATTTATCCATAGCGGAATTGGATTTGGAGTAGAAGGCTCTGCAAATACATTCTATTATAAGAATTCGGCTTGGGAACATCATGAAGAATTTACTGCCCCTTATGTAAATACACAATACAATTCAAACACAAGCACCTCTTTTCTTTTTGGTGCCGTAGCCACAAGCAACGATACCCTCTATGTTGGAGTAATTCCTAAAGAAGCCTCGGTATCTCCATCTCTTGTTAATATTACAAAAGAAATTGCAAATACTGCCGAGATTGGACAATTACAACAAAATACGAATACGGCATTTCAATTGTTTAAAATTTGTCAATTTGATGTGAGTCGCGACGTAGGTACTTTTGAAAAACTTGAGGAGGTCGAACCAACAATTTCAGATTCAGAAGTAACTATCATATAAATACTACGAGAAGGCGCCCATAAATAAAGGAATCTTAATAAATGGCCAGCAGAACAGTTAATCTTACAATGGATCAAGGGGCAGACTTTACCTATACTACACAAATATATGCAAATACGTCACTTTTGCAACCGATGTCTCTTACAACCGCAGATGATTCGGCCAATGCCCAAATGAGAAAGAGTCATTATCATACAAATGCGGCCGCCACCTTTAAAATCGTTATCGATGGAGGTGCCGATCAGATAACCTTATCGTTAGCCGCGGCCAATACTTCCAGCATATCTCCAGGAAGATATGTTTATGATGTGGAGTATTCAGACGCAGATGGAACAAATACGGGAAGTTTGAGGACTAGAGTTCTAGAGGGATTAATCACAGTATCTCCGGAGGTATCAAAATAAATGGCTAAACCAGCGAGCAGAGAAGACCTAAAGACATATTGCCTTCGGAGACTTGGATGGCCTGTCATTGAAATTAATGTCGATGACCTACAGGTAGAAGACCGAGTAGATGATGCGCTGCAATTCTTTCAAGAGTATCATTTTGATGCAGTCGAAAAGGTATATGAGAAGCACCAACTTACTGCGGATGATATAGCCAAGCAATATATTAGTGTTCCATCGGCCGGTTGGTCAAACACAGCCAGCCCAGATACATCAGATTCTTATATTGGAATCACAAAGATTTTTAGGCCCACCACTTCTGGAATTGGTATGTGGGACATTCGTTACCAAATGAGATTGAGTGACTTGACGACTTTTGGAACATATTTTGGTGGTTATCAACTACAGACATATGAAATGAGAATGAAAAATATTGCCCTTGTCGAAGAATTAATGACAGGGCAAGTTCCTGTTCGTTTTAGTAAACACGCAAATAGATTATATGTGGATTGGGACTGGGCAAGCGATGCAATCGTAGGAGAATTTCTTTTAATTGAAGCCTTCAAGATTATAGATCCTAATGCAATGACCGATGTATATAATGATATGTTCTTAAAACAATATACGACAGCCCTCTTAAAAGAACAATGGGGAATGAATCTTAGTAAATATGATGGAGTTCAGTTACCAGGAGGAGTTACACTAAACGGAAGATCAATATTGGAAGATGCTCGGGTTGAATTGGATAAGATTCGCGAAGAGATGTCAAGTAAATACGAGCTTCCTGTCGATTTCACAATGGCTTAGTAGTTAGGACAACAATTAAATGCCCACAAATATGTATATCAATAATTTTGATAACCAACCAGAGCAAAAACTAGTAAACGATTTGCTCGAAGAGGTCATTAAATTTCATGGAATCGATGTTCATTGGATTCCTAGGAAATTAATGGCCAAAGATGAGATATACGGAGAAGACGTTCTTTCTAAGTTTACTAGGACTTTTCTTGTTGAGATGTATATCAAGAATATCGAAGGATTTGAAGGAGAGGGAGATTTCCTTTCCAGATTTGGTTTGGACATTCGCGACCAACTTACACTCACGCTTTCGCAGAGAAGGTTTGATGACCTTGGTTCTGGTTATCCCCGCCCTCGGGAAGGTGATCTGATTTTCTTTCCATTGAACAAAAAACTATTTGAGATTAAGTTTGTAGAACACGAACAGCCTTTTTATCCTATGGGAACTCTTCCTGTATATGAATTGCGTTGTGAACTCTTTGTCTATGGCAGTCAAGACCTTGCAACTGGTGTTCCTGAGATTGATGTGATTGAAACTTTACATACATATGCAAATACAAATGTAGATAGTACCACAAACGAAACTGTGGCTGCGGCCACAATGAAGCCAGGCGACGATAATGTAGATGTAGAAACTGCTGCGGACAAGATTCTTGATTTTAGCGACGGCAATCCGTTTGGTGAGTTCTAATGTTGGGCGTGACATATGGGCATGGAATATTAAAGGACTATGTTGTCGCTTTTGGTACGCTGTTTAATAATATTTCAATCGCTAGAAAAACTGCGGCCGGAACAATAGGAACATATGTTCGTGTTCCCTTGTCCTATGCTCCAAAAGAGAGATTTATTGCCCGACTAAATCAAGACCCAAATTTAACTAGGGCTGTGGCTCTTACTCTTCCTCGCATGAGTTTTGAGATGACTACCATGAATTATGCAGGAGAAAGAAAACTAAACACGGTCAATAAAATAAGAAAGTTCACAGACAGTTCTAATGGAACTCATATATCTTCGGCCTTTGGTCCTGTGCCCTATGATATTGGATTTTCGTTACACATCTATACAAGAACTACAGACGATGCGTCTAATGTGGTTGAACAAATTCTTCCTTTTTTTACTCCCGAGTTTACGATGTCGATCAAGAGTATGACCGACCTGGCTATAAAGGTTGATGCCCCTATTGTGCTAAATGGTATTTCTAAAGAAGATACTTACGAAGGAGGGTTTGAAGAAAGACGAACACTAATATGGACACTAGATTTTACCTTAAAGGGGGTCCTGTTTGGGCCAGTTAGCGCATCAAGCGGGCTAATCAAGAAGGCGTACATTGAATTTTATACACCATCACAATATTCGCTCGAAACTGCAAATGCCAGGTCTACTAATACTTCGGCCCTCGACCAAATTAGATTGGCCAGCACGGCTTCTCTTGTTGGGGGGCATTATAATGGAGCAACAATAAACATTACCTCAGGTACTGCATCTGGTTCTTTTGGCGATCCTCAGAAAAGAATTACAGGTTATTTTGGACCAAGCCAAATAGCCAATGTTTATCCTGCGTTTAGTGCAGCTCCTGACGCAACGTCTATATATAAGTTAGAGTTTAATATTCCAGACGAAGAATATGACGCAGGAGATATTAGCGTAGGGCCCAGAAATGCGGCTAAATTAGCCTCTAGGGTTTATTTACAGCCTGGATTAACAGAAGAAGGATTTCCTACTACAAACACTCAGTATGCCAATGGATATAGCGATCCATTATCAGTAGATGTGACTTATATTGACGCCAACGATGACTATGGTATTATTGAAACAACAACATTCTTTGATGATGGAAGACGAAGAAACCTAATAACAGGATTGGATGAATATTAAATTATGGCAAATAATGAGGTAGA